TGCTCCACCCTCCAATAAAAATCAACATCGTCAATGCCCCACCCATCCACTACCTCGTTGTAACCCTTGGCTCGGTAAAACAACTCCTTCCAAATCATACAACATCCCGTACCATCGCCATATCGCCATCCCGTTACAAATGTTCCACCTTCCATAACCTTTATCTTGTGGTAATTCAAGAACGAATGGTTGGTCATCAACGCATCCGCATCAATAAACATAAAGGTATCCGCCTTCTCCGAAGCAGCCAAAGCACCAATGTTCCTTGCGTGGCTAAGGTTAAAACCTTCCGCCTCGTACCTTACCGCACGAACTCTTGGGTCGTTCAAAGCCTCCACATAGTCGGCACTTTTGTCGGGGTCTCCATAGTCCACCACAATAACCTCGTAATTGTTCCCAATCTGCGAAAGCCAAGTGGGTAAAGCCTCCTCCAAATGGTGCATACGGCCTTTGCAGGTCGTAATGACCGAAATGAATCCGCTCATTTCCATCGTATCAGTTGCTTTTGCTGTCCTGCGTGCTTTTGTCTCACAAGGTTGTGCCACTTATACTCGTGCGTCAAGCCGAACTTGGCGTGATATTGCCCCAAAAGGGCACAAGAATGCTCCCAAGCCGAATTGTGCGAAAACCCCGCCCCACCAAATAACCCAAGAACATAATAGTTCTCGTTCATCCAAGGAATAACCTTGGCCGATAAAGCATTTCGGTATTGAAAGTAAACAGGATTCACACCACAAAACGGGTCAATCTTGTATTGGGCACAAGCGATGTTGAAGGCGAGTTCATCAGGATAAGTGCCTCCCCAAGCCATTTTAAGCCTATCCACAGGGATTCCATTGTCAATGTTGTCTCTTACCTGCTCAAAGAAATTAGTGAGCTTCTGCCCCTTGCGAAGGAACATGAACGAGCTGTTTATGGCCACAACCTCGGCATCATCGTCAAGCTCGTGAAATTCCCAAATGGTATCAAGCGTGGCCCATTGCATTGAAGGGAAATCCGCTCCATCCCTTTTTAAGTTTGCTTTAGGCGTTCCTCCCTTTGGATCATCCCAAGACGCTACTTGCGAATAGAAATAACTGCTTTCAGGTAACGCAAGAAGCAAGTCAATCAATGGTTGAAGAGATTTGAGCGCAACGCCATCGGTGTCAAAATACAAGTTGTTGTCAAAGGCTAAATACTTGTCTATTCTCGTCTTGGCTCTACCGGGGCTGAACCCACGACCAGAGTACAAGTCCTCTTGGTCAATAACCGTAATAATGTCAAAGACCCAATACTTGCTCGGCAAAAGCACATCCTTGCTGTCGCATATCAATTGAATGGGGATATCTCTGTCATTAGCCTTAACCGATATTGCAAAGTTGTAGGCCATTTCGTGATAGGCTGACTTTCCAAAAGCCATAATCACTATCCCCGTGGTTTGTTCACTCATCTGTGCAAAGATATAAAAAATCCCCGACCAATAATGGCCGAGGATTCAAAAAAAGCCAAACCGAAACTTATGCTCCGAAGATAGCGTCTGCGTTTGTGGGCGCAGCGTATTTCTGTGGGAGTTGGTCTGGGCCGAGCGAAGCACGGGCCGTACAGTTGAACATCTGCAACTCCTTGTTGGAGGCAGGAACGTTCACGGGAAGGCACACATAATTCACAGGCTGCGTAATTACCATCACCTCATTAGAGCCGCACAAGTACAGAATCAATCCCGTTACACGCTTGTTAAGGGCGTTGTAAAAATCAATCGTTCCATCGGTTGTGTTGGCATCCATCCAAGTAGCGGTAAAATCAAACCCAGCTAAGAGCGAGGTTGGGCCACAACCAACGGGATTGTCCACATCTACGGGTGAAGCATCGGGAACAGTTCCACGAATGTTTTTGATAACCTTGAGGTCTCCAGCGTTGATAGCCGTGGTGTATTTCGCACCATTGCTCCAATCGGCAGCCGTTGCAAAAGTTGCGCCTGTACCAAACGCATCTTCCTCAAGAATACCTATCGCAGAGATACCGCCACGCAAATAATTGCCGCAAAGGACAAGCTCATGGTCTGGCAAAGCACCACATCCATATTCTAAATAAGCCATTTTGTTAAAAATTAAAGGATTTTGTTTTTACCCTTTATTTGGCGGGCAGACCACAGCGCACGATGTAATTGCAAAGATAATGTCATTTGCGATATTTTTATTAACCGCCTCCAGGAACCTCACCACCTCCGCCAGGCTCTTCGCCTCCGCCAGGCTCTTGACCTCCGCCAGGCTCTCTTTCACAGGGCTCACAATCCACATCGCACTCAGAAGGATTTTCGTGGATTGGGTCGCAACAAGGAACTTTCCTCAAATTCTGCTCCTTCACCTCCACCTCAAGGAAAGCAGGGGCAAGAGTGCGTGTGCGAATCCAAGTGGGAGAGTAAGTCTCCGACCTCGTGAAGTAATCTGCCGCAGGGAGGATAGAATCATTAAGATTGAATATGTCGTGCCTACAAGCAAGTCTCAGGAAGTTGTGGATATACTTGGGGGCGTGGTTAATCACAAGCTCCATAAACTCCCTGCTCTCCGCATAAACAACCTTCTTTCGGCCTGCGCTATCTTGATACGACACCACCTCGCCGTCATATTGCGGATTCCTTAGCTCTCCGTAAACCCTCATCAGATGAAAGAACTCCGGCGTTGGCTTGTAGTCAAATCCAAAAGCACAAATCCCCTCGGCATTCGTTACGTCTTGAGTGGCCATAACCCTTATAGTATTGCACTCATCCGTAACCCATTTGTATTCCTCGCTCAAGCAATACCAATCGTTTCCACCGTCATTTGTGTCGCTTGTAATAAGCAACCTAAAGCAATCGTTTTTATTGAATGCTGCGTTAGGATAGTTGGATACAAAGTGAAAAGTGGAGAAAAAGGTGTCTCCATAAAAGGACTCGGAATCAACCTGCGTCTTTATGCTTTGGTAGAAATTAGAAAACCCAGAAGACCAAATCAAATCCGATGGAAGTAAGGTGGCCGTGTATCCTCCGAGCTCGTCCACCCTTACATTGCTAATCCTCATTTTTACCTTTCCATCCGAATTTGTCCTAACGCTAAAGTTTATGCTTGTTCCTGTCAAATAGCTTGTGCCCGTATAATCAAAATAATGAACATAATCGCCCGGACAAACAGCGTCATCGGTAAACGTTGCCGCAGAAGGATTAAGTATGCCCATTGTATTTACAAATCCGCAAAACTCTCCGCCTATCTCTTCCAAAGTATAAGATACTCTGTACCTCTTTCCATTTATCAGAGAGGAAGAAAAAAGGCCATTCACAAAACCATTGTATGTTCCTGCGCTCGGATAGCAATAGTTTAAGTCCACACCGCAAGCCGGCGTTGTGTCTATCGTTCCCCACCCTGGTGATAGAGTCCATTCTGGGTTTCCATCGCAAATGCTATAAACAAGATTTTTGAATCTAAGTGCAGGGGCTTGAAAGCTGAGAGACTCCGAAACCCACCCAGAGCCATTGTACTCTATGAGTATAGGCTGTTGGTACTCTCCTGTCTTGCAATTATCACAGCCTTCAACCTCGGAAATGCAATAAACCTGAACCGAGGTTATTCTGAACGATAGCGTGGTAGTGCCTGCTAATTCAAAATTAAATTCAGCCGTTTTGATTGGGATAATATACGTTCCACTGCTATCTATCTCAATGCCATTATATCCATATATGTATAAAGAATCTCCTCCTGTTTTACTGAAATTAGATATGGTAATTTTAAGAACCGAATTTCGACAAGTTGTCGCTGGGTTTACTGTTCCGTAATTAGCGGCCAAGTATCTTGCCCCAGAGCCCGTGAAAGTAACGTCAACAAACCCAAAGAGGTTAGTTCTTCCAACCGAGGCGCTTCCTGGGGTATAATAATTAACATTTGTAGCGGCATTCGCAGGGGCGACATTCGTTATGGTGCTTGGCACACACGATATAGGTTGATTCGGTGTAATCATTCGGTCAGAAGCTCAAAGTTAGTCATGCCCGTCTTAATATCGTGAGACATATTCAATATCCACCCCGTAATGCCGTTAAAGACAATCGGTGCTGGGGGGTCTGCCAAAATGAGCGACAACTGCGTTCTCGTTAGCGGAACCTCAACGTTGTAGAGATACTTTATATGCAAGGACAAATTATCGTCAATTGCATTACCATTAATCTTTAGCCCATTGGAAGTCCTAAGAATGTAATTTCTTGCAACCAATGGGTGAACCGCTGATCCCGTATGAATTAAAAATCTACCGAAATATGGCGGCCCAGTCGCAGAATTAAACTCGCACACATAAGAGACGCTTCCAAGATACTCGTTTGGCGGCAAAGCGGCGGGAACGGTGAAGGCACTCCAGAGGCGTTGTTTTTGGTTTTGGTCAAGGGAAACAAATCCGCCCCAATCTACCATAAAAATGGCCTCGGAGTCAATTAATTCTACATCAACAGAAAACCCGCCCTGTGGAAATCCCAAGGAGGTGTTTATCGTTGCATCCTTGTCGGTGCAATCATTTGACACATAAGAAACGCCCGACTGCAAATATGCCCAAGTATTCGCATTTGTTTGAGAGTAATTTAATTTTGATATACAAAATTGATCGTCTTTTTTCTTGGAAACAAGCTTTACATCGTCTATCTGAATGGTTGGAACGGTCGGGAAAAAGTATCCTTCGTGTTCTATGCGGACATATTGTATGCCTCCCTGAAAATACGGATACATACTTAAATTGTACAAAGAGGCAACGGATCCGTATAGTTCTTGAAAGCTCAAATAAAGAGAGTTGCCTTGTGGGGTATTTGCTTGAGGAGGAGTTGATGGGGATGGCTTAAACGCCCCTCCGCAATTAATGTACAAATTTGTTCCACCGTATTTTCCATTAACATCAATCGTTGAGCTCCCAATCACCGCCTCAAGCTTTCTCCCAGCTATTTGATAGTAATCCTGAGAGGTGTATAAAAGGGTGTTGGATGGAAAACTCGTTATTGTAATCGAAACATCTGTGTCGTGAAAAAAACGAAATCTCAACATTGCTTGACCAACATACGTTGCATCAGCGTTTCCGATATTTAGTCCCTCCACTATTCTTGGATTTACGCCCTGAACCAAATCTATCTCATTTCCCGGAACGGTTCCATCCCATTGTGTCGCAACTATTATTTGATTCCCGACATTATTTCCGGTAAGCGGCCCTGCAAGATTTGTCGTTATTGATTGCGCATTTCCGTATATATCCGTCCAAGAGGTTACCGACTGAACAACGGTGTCACCCATTGGCACACTAAGATTTCCCGTCCACCCCAAAATCATTCCGCATATTTTTTCGGTATAAATCTTTGCGGTTGTGCCAACATTTATCCCGGGGCCTATTCCCAAAAAGTCGGAAATTATTGTTGCTCCATTATCGGTTATATAGTTAAGTACCTGTTGCATAACCTCCGCAACCCGAAACGCCCTAAACATATTAGCGAATGCGGGGTTCAACGCTCCCGCCATTGCAGGATTCGCCGTACTGCCCACGGTTCTAAACGGCATTGGGAAATCGCTTATTTGGGAGAGTACTTGTCCATTAACGGTTTTTTCGCAATTAATCTGAACCTTGGTTTCTTTTAGTCTGCTCAGTTTGCCATATATGGTATTGTCCTCAATGTTGCATTTCGCCACACAGCGATAAAGGTCAAGGTCTATTTCGGACAAAAAGATGATGCCCTCCCGATTAATACCGTTTGTGCATAGCTCCTCAATCTTCACCAACACTTCTCCACACCCACTTCCGTTCTCAAATTCTTGCTTTATTAAGTCATAGCCAGAACCATAAAATTCAACATCGGCAACGAAGGTTGTAATAAGTCCGGGTAGGTCGGGGTCTCTTCGGTACTCAAACTTTGATTCCATCCAATTCATCGGCTCCTCAACCTGCGTGCCGTTTAGATAAAACTTAAACTCTGCCATTATTTCATGCTTTTTCTTATCACCCTATCCCTAATCGTTCTTGGGTTGATAGCCTCCGCCAATTCTCTCACATTGTCTATCTTAACCCTCTTATTTTTTCCAATCGCATTAATAAGCTCCTCTGTCTGCAAATCAAACGAATTGCTAATATTCTCTGCAAAAGACTGCGACTTCAAAGGCTTATTCCCATTCATCGCATCAATATACCTCTTGGAGACAAACTCCTCGAAGTTATTGTCACGAATTGCTTGAAGGACGGGCTTGTAATCCCTTGTCTCTTGTGCGGTCATTACCGATTCACCACGAGAAAGCCTCGCAGGAATGCTGTCGGAAGTCTCCGTGCCTGGGCCTTTCAAATCAATGACACCCTCCTTAAATCCCTGCGGAAATTGGCTTGAATTAATTGCGGCTAATTGTTGAATAGATAATTGACCTATAACAGCTGCCGCAATAGCCCCACCAATAGGCCCAAGATCGCTAAACGCACGAATAATCGCCGATGCAGTATTAATTAAAAGATTTACCTTTTGAGATTCCTTGTTTTGCTCAAATCTTTTCTTTTCAAGCCTCGTAACCTCCGCATTGTATTGTTCCTCCGAAATTAACCCTTGCTCAAGTTTGTTTTTAAGAGCAACCTTTTGGTTGTTGTACTCCATTTCTTGAACCTGAGTAAATTGGTTATATAAGTCTCCTGCTACACCAATAAACTTGTTCACCTCTTTTGCATTCTCCTCAAATAAAGCTGCATTTTGGTTGGCAATAAGTTTATTAATATCGCTTTGAGCAACGCCTGCATCTTTTGCTTCCTTAATTAAATCTTGGTAATACTTGCGAATAGCTTTTCGTCTTTTATCAAGCGAATTACTCTCATACCCATCCAAGCCATCTTGAAGTCGCTTGTAAAACTCGGCGTAATCCTCTGCTTTCTTTCTGCTTTCTTTGTCATACTCGCTATCGGAAGCACTAAGTTTGTTTTTCAGCTCTTGGTCAATAAGAGCTATTCTCTCTGCCTTCAATTCTTCTGAATCGGAAGATATTTTTACCTTGAATTTTTCAAGTTCAGCCACTTGTATCGCTAAAAACTGCTCCGCATTGGCTCTCTCACGAGTTCCTTCTTTTGTGGTTTCAACGATTTTTCTTGAGGTTACAATAGCCAATTCAAGCTCACTCTGTCTTATTTGTTTAAGCTCTTTGTCAAGCTCCTTGAGAGGCTCCATGCTGACCTCTGGCTCTATGATTATTTCGGGAATGCTTGGGTCAAAAGACGAAATCATCTTTTGAGCAGCCTTCAATTCTTTGTCAAGTTTTGTGATTTCCAACTCAAGTGCTTTTGGAGTGTCGGCCTTTGTAACCTTAGCCAAACTTTTTTTAGCCTCAATAACTTTTAATAGTTGATCATAATACTTAACCGATCCCTCCGTTGTCTTCTCCAACAGCGTCAATTCTGCCGCCAGCGCTTCTTCTGCGGCTTTTTTGGCGGCCTTTGAAGCTTTTTCAGCCTTCGACTCTCCCGTTGGTGCATCAACCCCCTCGGGCTTATACGCCTTTATTGCGGCCTTGGTTGCAAGCTCCTCGTCTTTCAATAGGGTAAGCCTCTTTTCCTGCCCTTTTAATGAAGCCTGCTCTTGTTTAACTCTATCCTTTATTGCCTGAACCGACTTCCCTCCCCATCTGCTTCCTATTTTAGCGTAAGCATCACCAAGTTCTACAATATCGGCCCACTCTTGCTTTGTGTAACCAAGCGCCTTTCTGTGTCCATCGGTTATTTTAAGAAGAACGTTCTGCTCTGATGCCTGTGTTTTTATTGCCGCAATTTGGTCTTCATAATTTTTTATTGAAGCCCTATTTTGCTCTATATATGATTCTTTACCTGCCTGAGATAGCTTTGAGTAAATACCTATTCGCTCTTTGGATATTTCATTCAGCCTTTCTTCTTTCTTCGCCAAGTCCTCCGCTTGTTTCTCTTGAGCCTTCAGTGATTCCTTTACAATCCTATCTCCTTCAAGCCTTGCCTTTATGAGAGGGCTTCCAAAAGTGCCCATACCAAAAGGCAATTCAATGAGCTTGCTCTTGTAATCCCGTATTTCGGCATCGGTTAGCAAAGCTCC